AGGAAGGGTATTGACTATTGGTCACTGAACTGGGCTAAAGAAAACTTCTTCCAGCCTCTTTATGATAGAGGAATTAAAGTTCATATCATTGTCGGTAACCACGATATCTTCTATAAACAAAACTTATCTCTCAACTCTCCTAAACTTAACCTAGGAGAGTTTAGTAACATTGAAGTTACGGACAGACCACGGACTTCAGTTATTTCTGGTGTTCCTGTCTTTGAGGTGCCTTGGTTATGTGAAGGGAATGCAGAAGAGTTTGCTGAGGAGTTAGAGAGGACACCTGCCTCATTATCATGGGGTCACTTGGAGTTGGCTGGATTTTATGCCAATAAAGATTATCAGTGCCAACATGGCACAGATGCTAAGATATTCTCCAGGTTTGACAGGGTGTTTTCTGGGCACTTTCATAAGAAGAATTCCTCTGGTAATATTACTTATTTGGGAAACCCTTATCAGTTGTATTGGAATGATGAGGGAGAAACTCGTGGGTTTCATATCTTTGATATGAAGAGCCAGGAACTGGAGTTTATTAAGAATCCATATAGTATGTTCCATAAGGTCTATTATAATGAGGACAAGAAGAAACTATTCAACCCCACTAAGTTTAAAGAAACTTATGTCAAGTTGATTGTAGAAGGTAAGTCAACTCCAGCCAAACTCAATAGAGTTGTCGATAGCCTGTATGATGTTAATATTCACGACCTTAAGATTATTGAGAACAGAGATGTCCTCATTGACGATGATATAGAAGTTGAAGCTGAGGACACTTTGACCACACTAACTAATTATGTCAACGCCCTAGATGACGTTAATAAAGAAAACATTATTGATATTTTCAAATCCCTTTATGTTGAATCTCAGGAGGTATAATGTACATCCTCACTCAGAAAGAAGATAGTTTAGATTCTGGTGTTTATGCTGGCTTAGATGATGATGGTGATTACATTGTTCAATTCTTTGTTGACAAAGACGACGCTATCACTTATACTACACTGCTAGAGGCTGTCGGTCAGACTCTATTCATTACCCAAACAGACACTGACACTATGTCTAAACTGTGCTCTGTTCTTGGTTATGCTTATAATATTATACAACCTGGTGAAATCATTTTCCCCAGACTTGAAACCATGATGAATGACTTGTGATTGTATTCAAATCCTTAACTTTTCAAAACTTTCTTTCGGTCGGCAACTATCCAGTAACAATTCAGTTAGATGATAGTAAGACCACTCTGGTACATGGAACAAATGGTAGTGGTAAATCAACCATCCTTGATGTCCTAACCTACACTCTTTTCAATCGCCCCTTTCGTAGGGTAAATCTACCTCAACTTCTGAACTCTCAGAATAAAAAGGGTCTCCTTACAGAAGTTAAGTTTACCATTGGTAGGGACGAGTTTATTGTCACCCGTGGTATGAAGCCAAAAGTCTTCACCATCGAGAAGAATGGCAAGGAAATTGACGCAAAGGCAGCAGATAAAGACAACCAGGCACACCTGGAACAGAACATCCTGAAACTAACCTACAAGAGTTTCTGTCAGGTTGTTATCCTAGGTAGTTCGAATTATATTCCCTTTATGCAATTGAGCACCATTGGTCGTAGAGAGTGCGTAGAAGACTTCCTTGATATCAAAGTATTCTCTACTATGTCAATCCTTGCCAAAGACCGCCTGAGGGGGGTTAAGGACTCCCTGACACACTTGAAGAATGATATGAGTACTTTGATATACAAGATTGAAGTACAGAATGACAGAATCAAGGAGATGAATGACCGACAGAATGATGATACTAAGGAGTTGGAGAGTGTCATTGACACTTGTTCGGGAGAGATTGATAAGAAATTGAAACTGATTAGTGGTGTTCAGTCACATGAACATGATGTGAGGGGTCTCTATAACCAGGTGATGTCTAAGAAACCAGATAAGAAGATGAAAGAACTTCAAAAGATTATCACCAAGTTTGAGACTAAGATTGAAGCACTGACAAAAGATTCTGCCTTCTATGAAGACAATGATAGTTGCCCTGTTTGTAAGCAGGATATCGAGTATGCAACTAAACAACTCATCATCTCTGGTAATATTAACGAGTCTAATAAACTAGTTGGGGCATCAAAGGAAGCATCGTCCCACATGGAAGAGTTTGAGAGTGATATGAGAGTTGCTAAAAGTCGACTCGATCATATCGATTCACTTCAGAAATCTATCTTTGAATACGAGACAGAGGTTCGTGCCCTGGAGAAGGAAGTCAAGTCAGCAAGAGATAAACTTGACGGACTTCAGATTGACACATCTTCTATTGATAAGGAAGAAGGTAAGTTGGAAGTCCTGAAAGACCAAGCCAAAGATATGAAGAAGAGATATGATGACCTTTCTGTTAATGTAAAGGACTACGAGATAGTAGTCAGTCTCTTGAAAGACAATGGTATTAAGTCACAGATTGTCAAGAAGTATCTACCTGTGATGAATAAGTGTATTCGTAACTACCTGACACAACTGGATTTATCCATTCACTTCACTCTTGATGAGGAGTTTAACGAGAGTGTTTCTTCACCACTGCACCAGAATTTCTCTTATGCCTCATTCTCTGAGGGTCAGAAGGCTCGTATTGACTTGGCTTTGATGCTGACTTGGAGAGAAATTGGTAAGATGAAAAACTCTGTCACCACTAATCTCTTGATGCTTGATGAGGTTTTCTCTTCTTCATTGGATGATGTAGGTAAGGAATGTCTTCTCACCATTCTCCGTTATCGTTTAGATGACAATCAGAGGGTGGTAGTAGTAGACCACACCCTCTCTGAGGCATTCAAAGACAAGTTTGATAATAGTATTGAAGTATCACGAACCAAAGGGTTCAGTCGATATAGTACTTAACCAGTTAAGATATTTCCCCAGCCTTGAGCCACGGCAGTACATCCAGCAACTTTGTCTGTGATTCTACCTGCCCCTACTCCATTGACATACACACTCTTAGAGCCTTTTGCGATAGGCATTGAGTGAGTCTTGTCACAATCACCACCATATTTGTGAGGTGAGTTAACATCTCCCATCCTACTCCATGGTATTCCGAATAGGTATACCGTCTTGGAACCTTTTAATCTTACGGGTATTTGACAATCGTGAAATATGTCCTTATGCCCGATGACGCATGATGGTAATCCCATTATTCAGCACCTGTAATCATATTCTTAATGTTACCTAATAACTGAGTTTTTCTCTCTTCATTGACAGAGACAACATCTGCGTTTTCTTGTTGTACCTTTTCAATTGAGGCAATCTCATCTTCATAATCTTTCTGGGTTGTTTCCATAATACCCTCAAGACCTTTGATTTGTTCTTGTCCCTCTGCAACGGTATCCTTAAGGACAATTTCCGAAGCTGCTTCCTCCTCTGGGATCTTATCGATGTCATTTAATACCCACACACTATTTTGTAACTCAAGGACATCAAAGCCCACGAGTTCTGTTGCTTCTTCGTCTACCAAGTATATCGGTTCTACTACTGGACCGATAGGATCTCCATACTCATCATAGTTTGGTGGTGCTTTCACATCATATAACTGCATGTGATAGTAACCATGAGTAAAGTAACACTTGTCTAAAAGTGCTTGCATTTTCTCTGCTGTTATTTCTGGGTTCTGGACACAATTTTGTTCAATGATAAAACTAAAAGTACCTGGAGTTCCAATAGCATCTTGATATACCGTATCAACTTGATACGAAATAGTGACCGACTCTCTTGGGTCTGGGACAACTGCACTAATAGTATCCATAGGATACTTTGGAAATGGTAGGTCTGGTTGAATTATATCATCCGGTGGAGTTTTCTTTGTTACAAATGGTTGTTTTGTGGTAGAACAACGGGGTAACCATTCCAACTCTGCTTGATCGAAAACCAACAGGTAACTATATTTTGTTCCATCTGTGATGCCACCACTACCAATGAGAGAACCTGTGATTGGTCCCTGAGTTGGAAAGAGTTCGTTACCTGTGTTGGTGAAGAAAACTTGTCGAGTTGGTGACAACTTTGTGATTGTCTGTGATACTAAGGTCCAAACTGGGAATGTTTTTGTGAAAGTCGAAGTATCCTCACCAGTATCTGGGTCGGTAGTTGTACTTTCGACAATGTTCCAGGCTTGCATTGCGTATCTGTAACCATTCAATACTGGCTCTCCACCAGTAATGTCTAGTTGGACACTATCCCACGTAGGAGTGTACGGTGGAATTTCACCATCGTCCTCGTCTGGTGGATCGGGAACAACGATGCGACTTGTGCCCTTAGTCATTATAATATCAAACCCAGTAGTAACATTAAGAACGGGCGGGGTAGGTGTTCCAGTCATATCAATTCAGAAAGATTTTAGGGGCGGTTACTCTAAACATGGCACCGGCAAGATGAACTTCCTGTGCTCCACATTTGGAAACAATATTGAGTCCAACACTGGTATCTTTATTGCCAGCACCTACTACTTGGAGTTTATTTCCCACTAAGGTGCTACTCATATGGTTTCCTAGAACAACACTTTCCGAGAAACCTGCTCCACCAGCAAGGGGACTAACCATATTTGTTGCATATGTGTTAATGGAACTAGAAGCCGATTGGAACCAGTGGTCTCCACCTGGCTTACTGATATTCATCGGACCTGGTGGTACTGGAATATAAACAGATTGAGTCCATGTGGCTCTTTGTTCTGCTGTGTATCCAGTTGGTAAGTACCGACCCACCAAGTCTAGTCTCTCTTGACCACATATAAGGTTAAGGTAACCTGCGGCAACGATAGTGATACCACCGGTAGGGTCGTCATTTTTGATAACATAGTTACCCTTGACGTGTTGCACATTATAACCAGCTGCCTTACCTTCCGCCAGTGCTGTTCCTGCACCACCACCACCCCAAGGAGAGGTAGATTCCTCTACACCTTGTGATGTTCTATTTGTAACGGAACTTGTTTTGACTTCCTTGGTATCAAAGTGAATACTTTTTGAACTCTCAATATCAATTGCTTCGTTTGCTCTTTCAAGAATGTTATTTGCTTTCATCTCCAAGTCAGTTCCACAAATAATGGAACCCTTGGAACCCACCTCAAAGTTAAGTTCAGAACAACGAATGTTTAACTTACCACCCACTTCAATGGTATGGTCAGTGTCTACTCTTTGTAATGAAACATCAGAACCCTGTTCACTACCGGATGTGGCAGAAGACATAACACCCTGAACCTGGTGAATGTCCGTGACAGCACGAATCTGCACACTACCATCAGCCATGAACTCGATGTGAGAACCTGAAGAGTGTTTGACTATAAGTCTTTCGTTTTCTGGTGTGTCATAGAATGTGAATTCATGACCACTTGGTGTGACGAATGGGTAGGAATACTGATACTCCTGTTTATCGTCTCTAATTTTTGATCCGCCTGCCATAATTAATAGAGATTTCTTTGACCTTTAGATGGGCAATAAATGAATTGGACTGGTGGGAGGTCATCTTTTGAGGGTTGTCCTGGGTCGGCTTTGGCGACCACACTCATAATAGGATAGAGTATAGCACCATATCCACCTCCAACTGTTCCGTCTTCATTAGGACAACCCTCAAACACTTTGATTTGGGGGATTCTTAAGAACCCGGTACCACTATTTATGATGTCATAATCAACGATTCTACCATCTTGAGAGATGAGTTTCACCTCACCATTCTCTATCTTGGTGTCTCTATCATAGATTTCAATCTTAGGACACCTGTAGTCAAATCCAGTGTTTCCGATGTAGAAACCACCCAGTACAATATCATATCTTTCATCGTCAGTTACAATTCCAATGTTATTATTATCTGGAATGACACTGATTGCTGGGTTGGGTTTATTGGCACTCCAGGCACGACAATTGGTAAGGACTGCCACCATCTCTCCACTCACTCTATCCACAACAGGAACAGGAGAACCTTGATATTCTGGAATGTAAAGTGAAGGGAATGATAGTTTACCATTCTTCCTATTGTTAAAGAAATACTTTTCACCTGGTCTGATAATAACTGCCTGGTTTGGTGTTCCTTGGACGAAGTTTTTGGCACAATCCTTTTCGGAACTGGGGAGTGGAACTCCAATGATAGCGGCATTGTTACCTGCAGGTCTTGTTTTGGTTACAATAGATTTCTTTCTGGTAGATGAAAGAGTGATTCTCATATCACCAGTCAGTGAACCACCGGCACCGGCTGTCTGGGCACCACATACCACAGGGATTCCACCTTTTCCTCCAACGAAAATAGGGATACCATAACTGGTGGATAGTCTAAACTGACCGGCGTAAACAGGAGACCCACCAACACCACCAGCCACAAGAGGTGTTCCGTTAATTGTTACGGGGTTTCCGCCTTCACCACCAGCAGTTACTAGTTTGTGATTCTGATCGATGTTGTTTGTTATTGTGACGAAGCAGTCTCCTGACATTGCCCGAGCACCACTTGATGAGACATAAGTTGCATTTGTAGTATCACCACAACAAACAACCCAGAACTCTTTTTCTTTTCCACCTGGGTCTAAGACTTCACTTCCCTGGGGAACACAGATGCCATTAATACATACAAATCCAAAGGGACAATCGTCGTCATCACTACATTGTACTGGTTTCTCTGGAACACATACACCATCTACACAAACGAATCCAACAGGACAACTATTGTTAGGACCACATGCTGTTCCTGGAACACATACGCCATCTATACAGGTATAACCATCAGGACAGGTGTTACCTGGACCACAGACACCACCCGGATCTCCTGGACCTGGAAGTGGATTTGGATTAGTTGGGTCGACCCCTGGGTCGTCTACGATAGGTGTGGTGGCGTCATCACATACTTGAGTGGTTGTAGTTCCTGTAAGTGTATTGACATCCAAACCACCGAATCCGATGTTAGGTAATCTTTCTACAAAACTTTGGTTGTTAGATGATCCGGTTTCTCCACCACCTCCACCACTACCACTGCCACCACTTGACATGGAACCAGTTAGGGCATTAATCATTCCCATTGCGGAACCTATAGCTCCCATTTCTGTATTGTAGGTTCTGTCTTTACGACACCCACCATCCTTTGTTATTTTGTCCTGGGAAGCATTACCGGCGACATTATGGAAAGTTCTCTTCTTAGAGTAGTGTTGGTTGAGAAGGAATAACAACAGGTTGGCAGCTGCCGACACATCGATTCCACTATTACCTTTATTGAAGTCTTGATTTAACGCTGCTATATCTGCTGCTTCCAGCGATTCCAACATCCATTGTTCTGTGATAGTGGCTACATTATCAACGATTGTGGATGAGATACAGATACTATCTGGGTTTTGGATGTTGGTGATGGGGTTGGTCCCAACAATATCTGGTGTGCCGTCTGTCTGGTTACCTTGACCTTGGTTGTTGATACCTTGCAACATACCCATAATCATTTGACACAACATATCAATTAGTTGTTGCATCATTGCGTTGAAAATATCGTCCTTATCTGACGCTGCAATGTCTTTTGCTTCTGTTATGGCAAACTCTCTCGCCATACTGAATCCACCTGGGCCCAGAATTAGTGAGTGAAGTAGTCTGTTTTGTTCGTTAACGAATGCTTTGGCTGAGTTAATGTTTCCTTTCAGTGTGTTACACAGAATGTAAGCCAACTGAGCCATAAGGCCATTGATGTCGGTGAAGTTACCGGTGAATCTATCCCATACTACATCACCATAAGCAAAACGAGATGCCATGCCTGGCAACATCTCTTGAATTTTCTTCTGGTTATCTTCTACTGCGTGAGGTACATCACCACAATTTCCATCACCCTGTCTAGTATCCATGATGTTACTAGCCGGGTTGTCTCTTTTATTGCCTTTCTCTTTGTGTTGTTGTTCACTGGAAAGGGATTGTAAACCTGCTTTACCACCACATGGTAGGTCGGCATCAGAGTTGACGGTGTTACCTGCTTCGTCCGTTTTGGCTCCGAAACCTTTACCTGATTCTTCCTTAGTTCTTAGTGATTTATTCGGTTGTGTCTGTGGAGACGCCATGGGATTACTGAAAGCAATATCATCCTCAGTGTCTGTGCCATCTTGTCCTTGAACTTCAACCTTGATGTCACCATCTGTGGATTTGGCGACAAAGTTGAAGGTGTTCATGATGAAAGGTTTCTGGGCTTCCTGTCCATCCAAGAAGATGCCCATCACCCAACACCCATTTAGGAGCCCATGCTTGCCACCAATTCTTGCCTGTTGTGCGTGAGTCGTAGGCATACCAACGTGTGACCAAGGAAGGTCTTCCGTAGGCATATCTTTCTTTTCTTTCGGGTGCCAACCCACACAACGAACCTTGACCCTGCCGGAGGCTTTGGGGTCATTGACATCTTCGACTTGACCCATAAATGGGACAACGCCATCCTTTCCCCAGAAATCAGAGTTAGCTTGTGGTGATAGTTTAGGTGAGGTCATTGTGAGTTGGCGTCGTCCGTTTGTTTGGTTGATCTGATTACACCTATCTTGGTGTAGCCTTTCGCATCGACACGGAAGTTGTGAGTCACTTCCTTGATGATGTATTTTCCTGAATACTTTTGATCATACCCACCTTCAAACTCACCTTTGACTTTTCCTATCTTAGCGGTGAAGGTATCACCTGCTCTAAAATCAAACTGAGGATAGAGACTGAAGGTGCCCTGTGAGTCATCAAATGTGTTTTCTCTGGCGTGAGTCTGTGATGTATTTAACTTAGATTGGTCACCGGTATTTGTTTGTGCTTTGCTACATTGTTGGTTGTGACTTTCATTTGAGAACACTCTCCAAGTATATCTGGTTGGTTCAGTGACAGCTTCTTTCTGTTTGTCTGTCATCAGCTCGTCACCATCATACTTGTATTCTTTATACAAACCCTTATCGATATCAAAAATAATATTAACACTTCTAAATCCACCCGACCTCATCTTGGCCTGAATGTCACCCATGACAGGAAAGTCATAGGTTAAAATACTTTTACTTATAACATCTAAACTCTCATTTTTGTTTGCCAGTTTGGATGTGAATTCTCCTCTATCGTCTCCGCCTTTACCGAGTAAGAGGTCATCGATAGAACAGAATCTATATCCATCAGCTGTTTGCCATAGGAGAAAACCAGTAGTGCCCTCTGACTTATGCTCCTGTTCTTTGACCTTTTCTCCATCTTCTGCCGAGGTGTTATTGGATACTCCATGTGTAATTACATACTTGATAACATCCCATGGTCTTTGTCTGGGTGTGATGTAAGTCATGGGTTTGCCGGTACTCACACTCTTGTCCATCTTACCTTCCATCACTTGCACCATTTCCTTCACAATTTCTTCGGGTGATTTGTTTTTGAATGACTTGGTAATTCTTTTTTCTTCATTCTTTCTCATCTCCTTTGTTGTGAAGTCAAAGGTATAGATGGTCACCTGTTTATCCTGTGACTTATTTCTTAAACCATTCAAAACGCCCTCAAATTCTATCTGTTGTTCTCCGGCACATCTAACCGAGATAGTAATGGGTTCATTTCCTTCTATTTTATTCTTCTCAATAAAAGCTGACCCATCAGTTTCCATCAACTGGATTTGTCCAGTAATGATAGGGGTAAAGATATTTTCAAAGATATTTACACTGACGAAGAGACCCATTGCATTCTTGCCGTCAATGGTTATCGACTCTATGTAAACCTCTTCGGGGTTTTGTATTTGGTTAGATGACATTATGTCAAAGCTCCCATAGCTAATCTACGATTGAAGTCTGCAAGTTGAGACATCCTCATTGAATTCTCGATGGTTGTGTTGTCCTCTTGTGATATGAGTGTTGGTTCTTTTGATGGGATAGGTGGTAGAGTCACTTGAATTACTTTAGGTCCTTTTCTCTTCATTCGTTGTTGTGCGTCACGAAGTTTAGACATATGAGCGTTTTGAATACCCCTCATCTTACCTGTATTTATTTGTTGTCCAACCACTCCACCTTTCTGTAATCCTTGAACCTGACCACCATAGGCTTTATACATTTCCAAGAATCTATCAGCACTATACTTTGCCTGTCCACCATAACTTCCACCGGCAATACCACTGGCACCACCTTCGATGGAAGCCCACTCACGACCAAGTTTATAGACCTCATTCTTACTGAGTCCATCGGAGATGTCAACACCTTGTTTCTTCGCCACGAGATCGAGAGCCACGGCATCCTGATTGGCTGGTGACATGTCTCTGCCATTGGCATAACTATCCCAAGTGGTGCTGAGGAATTGATAACGACCAGCAGCATCTGAGGTGTGTCCACCACCACTTTGTCTTGCTCTTGGGTGGTCAGACAGGTTGTTGAATTGTTTACCAGTAAACATGGTGTTATAACCATTGTTTGGCTGACCACTGGTGCCTTCTGCGTCGGAGATGGCATTGAGGAGTGCTCGGGCATTGGGGTTGGTTATTGAGACGGCACCGGCTGCACCTGGACTACTACTTGTCGGTTGTGCTTCTTGTGTTGTTTGACCTGAGGGTAGTGAACTACCTGACAGGGCACCGAGTAGACCTAGGAGAGGGGCTAGTGCTTGTGATGCTATGTCATCAATTGCCTGGTCAAATGTCTTCGGGGGTGGCGGTAGAGTTGGTGCTGATGGCATTGCACCACCTGGACTTGCCAATTCGGCTGATGTCGTACTCGAACTTGGACTATCAACATAATTCGGAGCATCTTCTGATTCTAGTTTGATTGTACCCGCAGAAGCCATATAACCTTTAATCATATTACGAATCTTAGGACCACCAGATCCATTGGCGTCATTCTCATAGAGTTTCCACAAGTCCCATTTATTGCCATCACCACCCCAGCCAACCGGTCCATAGTTATCACCCGGTAGATCTCTACCGGCTTCAGCGTGTGTTGGGACGGTTCTATCATTCACATAAGAAGGTCCGTGTCCCCAACTGGTGAGAATCTGAGCACACAACTTAGCCATGTTCTCATATTGTATCTGCTTTACAGGATACTTACCAAAGTTTTCAGTGGATGCACCAGCCATGGCAGCCAGACTGATACCAATACCCTCAGAATTCTGTCTGTATGTGTGACCACCACCAAAAGTATTGTAGTCTCTAGTCTTTTCTACTGAACCATCACCTTGAATGGTTGCGTGATAGTTAGGTGAGGCACCATCATACCCAGTGGCTGCCCAGTGAAGGAAGATTTTACCACCCTTCTGTCTTTTGATGGGGTTTATCTTACCCTGTGCAATAGTATCTTCACTCTTTGGTCCATTACCTTTTCTTATCTTCCTCTTCTTTTTGGACTTCTTCCCATTGGCAAAACCACCCTTAGCGAGTTTCCTATGGGGGTTGTGCCCGTTGGCCTTCATGATTCCTTCTACCCCACCCAGATAGTTGGCATGGTTATTAGAATCCTTTGCTGGGGCATAGTTTTCAATGATGCCCTCCATGGCTTCCATGGGTGACTTGTATGTGCCGTATCCTGGATTTCCCTGTGGTGTTTTCTTTGACCACCTCTTTATTCTGGCTGTGATTGCCGTTTCAATAGAAGAATACTTTGCCCATCCGGTCGTGGAACTCACAATACTGGCATTTTCATAGTCTACTTTACCATCATCACCAGATCCACTTTGTCCAAAGGGGTTGTTACCCTCCATTGCGAGTGTGCTTCTCAGATAATTTGACTCGAACATAGCCTGAGCTGCAGTCAACTCAGGTATGGGGTCACCCTGTGACTTGGCTACATCGTAGATTATTTTGTATCTTTCTTTGTTTGATGCTTCTGAGTCTATTTCCTTTGCCTGTGTTTTGCCGGTTGATCCCCTGGTCGAACCATTTTGAACCCCAGTAGATGGCACAGCTCCACTTGCTGGTGCTGTATCTTCACCACCGCCATCTTCTCCACTACCAAAGAAGTTTTTGATTGGTGCAAACACCTCCTCAAACACCTCCATAATAGGATCTACCATATCTTCTACGGTTTCTTTCACCCCCTCAAATACCTGTGTAGATACAGCATCGTATAATGCCTTACCTGCTAGTGCGACTCCCGCTCCTAGTAGAATTTTAGACATAATATTACTATTTTTGTTATTCTTTGCCCCTGACTTGGATCTACCTGAGTTTGTTTTATTAAGACCAGAAAGAATATCAGCTAAGTCGGATTGACTTTTCTTTTTACTTCTTCGTTCTTTGTTGTATTCATCTGTGACGGATTTACGGGAAGATGTTTCTTCCTTCAGTTGTTTTTGCTGTGTGGTGTATATGTTATTAAGAGTTATCCCAAACTCTTGAAAGGCAATCGATGCTGGCCTATCTCCAAATCCAAGTAAGGATGCTGATGCTATAGCTGCGTTCATAATGTCTCACAGTTAAGGCTTCTGTCGTACCTGTAATCAGCTGATGCCCAAGAGGAACATCTGGTACTCAAACCTGGTGGTAGGTTCTGATTAGCTGTGCCACTAACAGTTGCTTGTTGGGTTTCTTCTTGAGAGGGGATGACCTGAACTACAGTGGGGCTTTCGTTTGACTCTGGGTCCATTGCATCTCTGATAACTTTCATGTGTTGTGATGATGGCTGTGCAGTGGGTGAAACCTGGGGGGAACTTCCACCCATTTCGGCGGATATTGCTGAGGTTATTTTACTCATCTCTGCTTGCAAATTTGAAGTCATAGCCTTTGCTTCTGGACTATTCACTTCCTCCATCACCTTACCCATCAGACCATTCATTTGATCTGTGAGTTGTCCGAATATTTTACCAACAGGTCCATCATTACCAAGAATACCACTGATGGCACTAGTGATTGGTGAGAAAATGGCACCGAGTCCACCCATCATACCACCCTCTTGTTTGGGTGACCCTGGTGTTTCACTATTACCTGGTCCAATATAACCTTTGTCTGATGCGGGACCACTAGCAAATCCAAGGTGAAGGTGAGTATCGTGACCACCATAAGCACCACCTTTAGATGATTCACCGGCAAACCACGAACCCCATGGATCGTGAATAATCTGAGTCAGATTGAGTGCTTCTCTCTGTTGATACATTCTCTCAGCAAGTTGTGCTGTTCTTGCCTGCCAAGCACCTTCTCTCCAGTCGGTAACATCTACCGCCAGATTCTTATAGTGAAGACTGTTATTACTGTGTCCACCAACTCTTGCTGTGCCTTTGTCATTAAACTCCCTGCCAGCAAAGTTGGGGTGTTCTTTGACGGTAAAACCCTGACCCTGTAACATCTTACCAACACTAATAACTGCCGAAGATCCACCTAGTCCTGATAGTTTATCTCCACCTCTGTCTGTTGCTTTCTCGGTGGATGAATCAGTGGTTGGTTGTCCCACCATACCACCTGTTTGGAAACGAGAGAATGACGAGTTAAATGACATCGCCATATCCATCAGTGGATCACCGGGCATAAACACCTTCTCACCGGGCTCCAGTAGTGTGGGAACCCCACCTGATGGATAACCACCACGAGCAAACATCTCCTGTGCTGCCACTCTGTTGAGGACAAAGGCACCAGGAGGAAGCATCATAGGGACTTGGTCACCTTGTCCATGACCTGGTACATCAAAGATACCTCCACCCTTTTGTTTCTTTTGTGATTGTATATGTTCGTAGGCACCCTCATACTTTTCTTTATTTGATTCAACATTACCCAACTCATCTGGGTTTTCCATTTGTGGTATCTCGTCGGGAAGTTCTCCTGTTGATTGGTCCGTATCAGCCAGACCCATGTTAAGGAGTAACTCATCAACCTTCCCCGCAGTGAAGTTACCTGCCGTCATAGCAGCCGCCATTCCTGTAAGGAATACGGGAATACCCCCCATACCGGCGGTTGGTATACCGGCGAGGACAGCCAGACCAGTCACTGCTGAACTTGCGATACCAGCTGTAGCAGATCCTGCGAGTGCTGAGATGATATATCTTGTCAGGTCTTTATATCTCTTCTCATCATACATCTTCTTCATATCTGGCGCCATCATGGCGAAGGTGATCAGTGGACCTGCCCACCGACCGAGGAAACCTCTGGCTCCTTTAATGAATCCCCCGATACCATTGGCCATCTTCTTCCACCAGGGAATCGTTGGCTTGATAGGTACCGGTACCCTTCCTGATGGTCTTATATTATTTGATGATAGTGGTGATGTTTTTATGGGACTCCTGGGGCCACCACCCTTAGGAGCAGCTGGTTTAGTCTTGGGACCAAGTCCAGCATCCACTTCGGGTACTCTACTACCGCCACCACCGCCACCTCTATTACCACCGCCACCTCTATTACCACCGCCACCTCTATTACCACCTCTACCGCCGCCACTAGTGGGAGGGGTGTTTAGTCCACCGCCTCTACCACCGCCACCAAATCCAGGTAACTTAAAGAAACCTCTTAGTTTGTTGAGAAGACCAGCAATCAGAAGACCCTTAAAGAGATTGAATGCTAGAGTGAGACCACCAGTAATGGCAGGGAGTAGACCTTTACCATCACCGAGGTTAAATGCTTCCTTCTCATCCTTCTTTGCTCTCGACCCTACTGAAGCCCCAGCAATTAGTTTCTTTAAATCACTCTGTCTCTTCTTCTCGTCTCTCTCGTCTCTTTTTTGTCTGTTTCTTAAGTCTTCGAGAAACTTATCTTGTCTTTTATTTGACTTCTCTTGATCGTCATAAACTTTATTAAGGGTACGGTTCATCTGAACCACACCCTTAGATGTTACAGCAGCCTCTTTGTAAATTTGATTTAAAATACTGGAAGCCATTATCAGCTATCTTTATGTTTATTTATCGGGTTATCTCATAGCTTCTTGATTCAACGCTGTTTGCTTCCTTTGCATCTCTATTGTTTCCAGATAGTTGGATAGAAGGGAAGTCATAACATCTAGTTCCCAAGGAAGAAGGTCCTCAATTTCTGAGATATTCCACTTATGATATTGTTTAAAGGCAAAGATGCGTTCATAATAGTTGATGAGGTTATTATGAAGCATCCCTGTTAGAAAAAATCAGCCAGCCCCTGCAATGTAACGCTAAAGTCTTTACCTGTATTTGGGTTCTTTAGCTTAATCTCGTGCTTCATGGCGGGCATCGTCTCGAAGAATGTCATCAGCTTCTTGAATTGTTCCGTTGTCATACCCTCCAACCACTCAGTCACTTCTTCGTTTGTCATATCGGCAGAGTTATACACCTCTTCACCTACAACAATAGAGGAGATACACTTAGCCACGGTCTCTAAACTATCGCCAATGTTGTCAATCTTGACACCTTCTGTAAAGAATTCAAGACCGGGATACTTCATCTTGACTTTGAGGTCATCAGATAAGTCGATAAGATTTGTATGTTCCTTTGTCTTGACGACACGGATTTTGTCAATATCAATCTCGTGTTCTGTCGAATAACTCTCATCATCTGGGTCACGGATGACAACTTTGATAGTTTCACCTGCTGATTTCGACCTTGCTTTTAGAAACAAGTATTCGATATCGAAGATGGCAAGATCATCGATTTTGAAATCAACTGGATGACTGATACAATTATTCAAAACATTAGCAACAGCATTAGAGATTTCATCCATCTCTTGACTTTCTGCCGCGAGGATGAGGACTTTCTCTTCTCTAACTGTGAAGGGTTGATACTTAATCTTTTTCCCTGAACTTGGAATGGTTGTATTATACTCTGGTCTAATCTGTTTAGGCAGTGCCATTACGAAATATAATGTAGTAGATGCTATTATTTATAGGGTGAGTCCTAACTCTTTCTCAGTCACGATTCTGAAATTCCAACCTCTGTCTTCACAATATTCTTCTGCCGCTTTCCACTTCGCGTTGTTGGTGACAAAAGTTTGAACTGCTGTCATCCATGCCTTTGTCTTTCTCTTTGGGTTCTTTGGTGGTCCCTTAACTTGTGATGCAGGTTTTATCTCAATCATTTCTGTGACCATTATATCATCTTTTCTCTTATAGTATATGATAAAGTCTGGAAAGTATCTTCTCTTCTTCTTAGCGATCGGGTCATGGTACCAGATAGCCTTCTCTTCACTCTGCCAAGATTGTATTGATTCGTTTAGGTCACAATATTTCATGAACTTCATCTCCCAAGATGACCTAAAGAGTATGTTACCTGCGTTCCCTTTATACTTCTCTGGGTTTCTGGGTCTGAATTTTCCTTGTAGAGTCTTCGACATACCTGATAAATACTTCCACAAGCATATTTATTTGGGATGTCATATCCAAGAGCACAGGCACTCCTAAGTAGGGGGTTGTCAAGACCCACATTATATTCTGTTAATCTTCCAGTTTTTGGTGATAGGGGTGTCACCCCATTTACGAATGAGTATGTTGGCTTATATTGTGTTTCTGTTTCTCTGCCTGAGACTTCTGTCAATACCATCACCGCTAATGGTCATGAGTATATGGGTATCGTGAGAGACCAACCCACACAGATGTTATATGGTAAGCCACTTACCCTCACACTGATTGCAGACAAGACTTATAATGCCTACAAATCTTTAAGGAATTGGCTTGATACTACTACTCCTCTCGGTGCCAACCAGACTGGTGTGAATAGGACACAAAGGATGTCTTTTTATAGAAAAATTGTTGCTCCTATCACTCTGTCTAAACTGGAACTTCCGTCATCTCAGAGAGGTATATCATTTCCGAATGGCCCCAGTTATGAAAATCAATATAATAAAGTTCTTGAGTTTGAATTTATTAATGCCTTTCCTATGTCACTAGGATCTATCTCTTTGGGATCCGATAGGACAGACTCGTATGCTACATTCGATGTCTCGTTTATGTTTGAGAGTTACAGCATGAATGCTAATCCTAGAACTGAAACGGCATGAACAGGGTAAAGCCTCTGATGAAGAGGACATCCAGTAATCCAACATATAATATGAAGTTGTTGATGGATAATCTTTCTCCGAGTGAGATTGTTCCATTACCTGATAAATATTATGTGTTTGTATATAAAGCAAAGACGAAAGGAATTCAATACGATCAGTATCCTTTCATTGTCTGCACCAGTGTATTCCCATGGGGCTTCACTGGTTACAACTTCCATTGGGAGGAGTCCAGACGATACACTTGGAGGGAAGTATTAACTAACATTCATCAAATACATGATGAAGAATTGAATGATATGATGAAATTTCCTATTAAATCTATCAAGAGTAACTGACATGCTTAGATATCCATCGGAAGTTCGGAGTGGTGATTTTATTACTCTGACCCCACACGAATATAGGTCTAATGCAGGCGGCGGTAATGGTCCGGCTGTGGGACCACCCATTGTTTTGTATATGCCAAACTCTACACCGGCAATGCAGAATGGACAACAATGGGAGAAGCAAGCCTTTCAGGGCCCTCTTGGTGAAATCAAGAGGGATATTGCCGAAGGAGTTGTTGGTGGTGCCAGCGATGGCATTGGTGGGGGTCTCGGTGGTGGTTATGGAATAATGAATGGACTTCAAGCAGCAGGTAATAATGTAGGGAAGCTTCCCGATGCTTTGAGACAGGGTATTATATCACAAGCTAGTAAGATTGTTGGAACATCTGCCAACCAAATGATGGCATACTCCAGAGGAGAAGTCTTCAACCCTAACATCGAACTTCTTTATGAAGGACCAGGTCTGAGAAGTTTTGGTTTAAACTTTTCTTTCATTCCTAAGGATGAAATGGAGGCAGCTACCGTC